AACTCGTACAAGTACGCAGGCCCTGCCCCCTTACCCATGGGCGGAGAGCAGAACAAGTTCGCCGCTAACTACGGACGCCGGGTTGCTAGCTCCGGCGTTCAGAACGACTAGGAGCTACACCATGCCTCTTCCCGCCCTCCTCGCCGCCCCCGCCGTAGCTATCGTTGGCGGCGTAGTTGCCCGAGCGGCAGTAGGTGCCGCAGTTCGCGGTGTTGGTTCAGCGCTGTCCGCTGCTCAGCAGAAGCGCCATGAGAACAAGCAGACGCAGTCCCAGCCTGGCTACTGATGGACCCCGACGACGCGGGTGACTTTGTTGCCGAGGTGAGCGAGCACACCCCCTCCGACTCGGTCTTTGAGTTCGTGGTATTCGATAATGATGAGGAGGACAGCGATGCGTAAGCCACAGAGCCCCATCTCTAGCGGACAGTTCTCCGGCGATGCCGAGTGGGCTATGGGCTTCTTCCCCACGTACACCAGCTCAACGTCGCGCTACGCCGCGATGTCCACCCGCAGTGCTCCGCCGCAGAAGACGGTCGTTGGGGCTGAAGGAAATAACAAGTACATCGCAGCCTACGGCTAGGCCCGTTCACCGAGTCTTGGACCTCCGGCTTTGCGATGATTGATATGTGATTCCGCGTAAGCCACTGACACCACAGCCTGCACGACCTAACTCTGTGTTGCGCAATGCTGCAGTGAGGTTTCCCAAGTCAGAAGAGTCCCCTTCCATAAAAACGTGGAACAATCCAGGCCGTGGGGTAAGCGGCGAGTCCGTCAACTCCGGCTCAACGCGTCAACCGCGTTTGAGCCCTCAGTTCGGCTCTCAGTCGTAGGGAATGTGACCAATGTCCCTAGAGCTCCAGGTCACCGCAACAGTGCTGGGAATTATTACCTCCTTGGGGGGGCTTATTACCCTCCTTTTTGTCCCTGCTATCCGACGCGTATTGCGTCGACGGCAGGCCCTTGACCACTTCTTGCGAGACTGGGTGGGTGAGGACGGCGAACCGGGTCGAGACCGCGTCCCGGGGGTGATGGAGCGCCTCAATCGGTTAGACGGTGAGTTAAAGCGAAATGGGGGCTCGACAATGAAGGACGCAGTTCACCGCATCGAAGAGAAGCTTGAAGAAGTTGTAGAGATGCAGGCCGACCTCATCTCCCAAATTACGAGCTCGGCCACGGCATTGGCCGACATTGATGCCCGCCTCCGTAAGACCGAAGCAGCACTCAAAGAGCACGACGCGCACCTCACTTCTTACGCCCGCCAACCTAAAAGGACCGCATAATGGCTGACCCCCGATACGACGCCGCGCAGAACCGTGGACTGCCCGCCGCCGGGCTTGCAAACCCAGGACCGAGCCTTATTGGCCGTATCCAGCGGTTCCGGGAATCCGCCACCGCCCACAACACCGGCTTGGACGATAAGACCATCCGCACTCTGGGGCATGTCTCCTCGCAGCTAGCAAGCCAGGAGCACCAGCAGAACATGGAACGTGCTGACCAGACGCATGGACACACCATGGCGCAGAACGCGCAAAACCAGAGCCACACCATGGCGATGCTCGACAAGGGCAAGTCCGCCGGGATGAAGAGCCTCCAGGGGGGTCCTTCGGGAGAGTTCTCCGCAACCTTTGGCGCACCTCCCCGTAGCCGCGCTCGCGCAGCTTCGACCAAGAACGCTCCCGCTACGCAAGAGGGCCGCGCCGCGGGTGTTCGCGCTGCCGCCGCCCGCAATGTCGCCAAAAACGTAGCCATAGTTGCAGGCGCAGCCGCCCTCGGTGCCGCCACCGGGGGGAAATCCGGAGCCGCCAAGGCTGCAGCCGTAACTGTGGGAAAGATTGCAGTCAAAGCTGCAGGCAGTCCCACCAAGAAAACCCCTGAAAGCACCCCCCGCAAGCTCACCGCGGGAAAGACCGCCGCCACCAAAGCGCCCATCCAGGCCGCGCCCAAAAAGCCGAACCAACGAGGCGGGGCATCCCCCGGCGGCAATGGATAGCGCCGCCCGACGACAGCTTCCCGTTCGCCTCTACGAGCCCCCGAAGCCGAACAAGAACCGCACCCTGAGTGTGGCGCAGTCAAACCCCCGTAAACTCGGGGAAACCATCGGTACGGCCAGAGTCGTGTCAAGAAAGCGGAACTCATCGTGACTGACCTCAACCTCGTCTGCGCCAACTGCCCTGAAGGCGCGCTCTACTCCTACATCCTGACGGCGGACTTCGCACAGCACTTCTGCGGGCGGCACCTACCCAGCTTCTTGCGCCAAAACGGCGCTCCGGTAACTCTCGTGGTGAAGACTGAGGGGCATGACCTCATTAAGGCTGAAGCCCTCAGCAAGCTTTTGCCTGAACCCGCTGCGCCGAAGGCAAAGTCCCGCAAAGTAGTAGCTAAAAAGCCTCTGATGGTAGAAGCGTCGGACCCCGTAGTGGGGGATACTGGTACTTCTGAAACCACCGAAACAGAGGAGACTACCCCCGATGGACCCCAAGACTGAAACCGTTGGTGGGTACTACGTCCCAAACGACCCCATGGACGAGCTGCAGTGTGAGAGCTGCCAATAACTAGCACCACACCTGCGGACCCTCCTACTGTGTAGGGGGGTCTTGCTGTTTCTGTCGGAGTATGCTGGGGCTATGCCTATCATTCGGAAGTTTGCCGTCCAGGGGCACGCTATTCCGCGTACCGCGCACTCCCCCCGAGGACCTTTCCCGCCAGAAGTTCTTGCACAGGGTCGCGTAGTTTACGACGAAGAAGAGCATTCAGATTCGCTACACGAAGCGCTGGACGACGTACGCATGTACCGTTGTAAGTACTGCGGCGATGTCATGTACGAGGAGGGTCTTTCCTCTCACCTGTGCGACGACAACGTCTAGGTCCCCTAGCGCGCGCAGGGGAGCACCCTCACCTCTAGAGAATAGGAAACACCATGGCAGTCAACGATAACGGCAACTTGCTGGACAGTGGCGGAAACGTGGCCGTCGACCATGTCTGGGGCAACGTCCCAATGCAGCCAAACGACGTCCGCACCGAAAACGGCGGGGGACTTCTGGACCCCACACTCGACAACCACGTCATCGCGTACGAGGGCTGGAACGGCTACCCACAGTACAACCCCGGTGCTGCTGGTGCAGAGGGCGATGGCTACATTATCGTTCCTGGAATCCTCGGCCTTACTCTGGTCCGCGCCAGCGGCGCACTGGTCGATGCTGGACTCGTCGTTACTGTCGGCACCGCCGCGGCAAACCCCACCATCAACATCACTGCCCTGACGCGGACCGCGGGAAGCGCCAACGCTACCCTCACCGCCGCCGGTGCAGGCGCGGCATTCCCCGTCGGGACCTCCATCGCAGTTGCCGATTTGGCAGCACCGAACAGCGGCCTCAACGGTTCGTACATCGTTATCGCCAACGCCACCAACAGCGTGACCTTCGTGTCGTCAGCCAGCACCGCCCTTTCGGGCTCGGGTCTGACTGCAGGCACCGTCGCCGGTGTCTCGGGAACCGTCAAGACCCAGAGCCTCGCTGCTGGAGCTGACTTGGTTGCGGTCGGAGCTGCTGTCACGGTTGTCGCGTACGCCTAACACACCCAGCGGAGCTATACCGCAGACGTATAGCTCCGCTCACTCTCCGGGGGTTTGACCAATGGCACAAGTGCCCGCCAATATGCCACCCTCCCGCCCCTCGCGGCAGGAAGCGGAAAGCACAGCAGAGCGCTTAAACAGGTCAGACCCCCGGAACCGTATCTACGGATTCAACCGCGGGGTAGCCGAAGAGGCTTTCCGAGCAACGCAGCAGAGCCACGTTGCTCCTAAGGGCGTTCCAGCACCCACGCGTCTACGCAACCGAGACGTCATTGATGAGTCGTTTGCCGCCGCGTTGCCCATTGCCTCAGGGCGCGGAGAGTTTGCCCGCACAACAAACTACCGTGCAACCTTGCGGCGTTACGGAGAGAATAACCGCGTCACGGAGGCATACGCAGTACTGCAGGACCGGCCTGAAGCGGAGGGCATGGGCTTTGACCAGACCGCTGGCTTGTTCTACTCGCCCAACGATAAGTACCCAAACAGGGCTGCTGACCCCCGCAATCACGAAAACGGCCCCGCTGCCCTTACGGTGCGGCCCACCTCCACCACAAACCCCCGCAGGCCGAGAACGGTTGCTGCCGGGTATGACCGTGAGCGGCAGACCCTCACGGTGGTGTTCCGGGATGGCACCTTCTACAACTACTACAGCGTCGCGTACCAGATGTGGACTGCCTTCAAAGCTGCCAAAAGCAAGGGCAAGTACATTTTCGAGAAGTTGAACTCTAAGCCCCGCGGCTACGCCGATATGAGCTACCTGTCGGAGAAGGCCCAAGAGCTGTTTTACCGAGTCTCTCGGACGAACCAGATTCTGTACCAGGGCAATCAGGGTATCCGACCTAATCGGCAACCGCGGGCGCAGCAAGTCGCGTATCGTCAGGGCAAGAACCCCGCTGCAACTTCGGGCAAGAACCCCGCACAAAAGACCGGACGACGAAAGAACCCCTAGCACAATGCCCGTTACCCACGACTACGGCGTCGACAACAAGTACTTCATTCAGTTTCTGCGGTTTCCCGTTAAGTGGGGAGCTAAAGTTTGGGTACGTGGCTGGACGCAGGAGATAGAAGAGCCTTTCCGCACTTCTGAGCCCATCATCGTGCGCCTGCCACGCCACCGAGCTCTTGCCTTCGGGCGCTGGACAGGGCAGTTACCAGAAGAAGAAGCACTCAACCGGGCCATTCAACGACGGGACCTTACTGATAATGATTTTCACGAAGACAAAGGCTGGACCCCCGCCCCAGACTCGGCTGGAGAAGCGGATAGCGGGTATCCCGACCTCTGAGCTTGCGGTGTGGGGCGAGAATGCCCTCTTTGCCATCGGAAAAAACATTGTGCATGGCAGTCGAAACAACGACGAGGCGATGCTCTCCGAAGCGGAGATGGGTGCTGAGGCACTGCTGGCTATTACACGAGAGCTAAAGCGACGCGCCCGTGAGTTCTGACCCCACCGAAGACGAAGTTCTCGACGGACTTGAAGACCAGTTCGAGGAGATAACCCCGGAGTTCTACGCAGAACATGTCGAGGGAGAAGACTTTGAGGAGGAGCCCGAAGATGAGCTCTCCCGGGAGTTCGTGGCCAAACTTATCGACAAGATAATGGCGTTCATGGTCGTAATGGTCGGCCACGACCTGCATGTCTACCAAAAGCCGCTCGCTCGGCGCATCATCGAATCCATACTCATCAACGACGGTGAAGAAATCACCGCATTGGCGGCACGGCAGTCCGGCAAGACCGAGACCGTATCCGATGTCCTGGCAACCCTTATGGTCATCCTGCCCCTGCTGGCAAGTCTCTACCCCGAATTGCTGGGGAAGTTTAAAGATGGCCTCTGGGTAGGGATGTTTGCACCCACTGAGTCGCAGGCGGAGACCCTCTTTAGCCGCACAGTTACTCGGCTGACGTCCGAGCAGGCGCTCGATGTTCTGGGTGACCCGGAGATTGACGACCAGGCACAGCGCGTCGGAGGAGTAACGCGGATGATTCGCCTGAAGAAGTCCGGCTCGACACTGACCATGATGACCGCTAACCCCCGCGCCAAGATTGAGTCGAAGTCCTTCCATGTCATCGTCATCGACGAGTCGCAAGAGGCCGATGACTTCGTTGTGTCGAAGTCCATCAGCCCGATGCTGGCGTACTACGCCGGGACGATGATAAAGACCGGGACCCCAACTACCTCGAAGAACAACTTCTACCGCGCTATTCAGCTCAACCGGAGGCGGCAGACGGGCCGAGGCGCGCGCCAGAACCATTTCCAGTGGGATTGGCGCGACGTGGCTAAGGTCAACAAGAACTACCAGAAGTTCATCCGCAAGGAGATGCTGCGTATTGGCGAGGACTCTGACGAGTTCCAGATGAGCTACAACTGTAAGTGGCTACTGGAGCGCGGGATGTTCGTGACTCAGACCGCCCTCGAAGCCCTGGGAGACACCAGCCAAGAGGTCGTCAAAGTCTGGCACAAGACCCCCGTCGTCGTCGGCATCGACCCCGCCCGAAAAGCTGACTCTACCGTCGTCACTGTGGTCTGGGTCGACTGGGACCGCCCCGATGAGTTTGGCTACTTCGACCACCGAATCCTCAACTGGCTAGAGATACAGGGCGATGACTGGGAGGAGCAGTACTTCCAGATGGTCAACTTCCTCTCTAACTACGATGTCCTAGCAGTAGGAATCGACGGCAACGGTGTCGGTGACGCGGTCGCTCAGCGACTCAAAGTACTGATGCCCCGTGCGCAGGTCGTTGCACTGACCTCTAGCTCCAGCGAACAGTCGACACGCTTCAAGCACCTCCAGGCGCTTATTCAGCGCCAGGCGTTGTCCTACCCCGCCCACGCCAAGACCCGGCGACTGCGGATGTGGAAGCGGTTTACTCAGCAGCTGACGGACGCTGAGGTCAAGTACCGCGGCAATACCTTCACCGTCGCCGCGCCGGATGAAGCACATGCCCACGATGACTTTGTGGACTCCCTAGCTATTGCCTGCTCCATGACTCGCGATTTGGTTATGCCGGAGATTGAAGCAACAACGAACGTGTTCTTTAGCTGAGCCGACTGTTTAGGCCCCAAAGCCTCCGTCAGGTCGTCAAACTTGGAACAGAGATTGCAGTACTCTCACCTAGCTAAGGAGTTTCCCCATGGGCATTGGCCCCGCACCTATGTTCCCGGAACGCGCACCCCAGACCTACGAGCTCAAGGTTGCCGACAACCTCGACCGCCGCGGACCGCTGCGCTTTGAAGAGGGCCTTGCCACCGACACGGATGTCCCCACCGACTTCCAGACCGGCATCATGAACGGTTTTGCTTCGGCTCCTGGCCGTCCGAACCGCAACGCCCCTGTGTGGCTGAAGTCAGCCGCAGAGACCCTCAGCGAGCGCGCCCACGTCGGTAGCGCCGCCTGGATTGAGGCACCGACCTTCCTTGCGGAGTTCGCACACGGCTCGTTCACGGACTACGCCGAGCAGGTCGTCGAAGTTGTTGCCCGCACCGGTGCCCGCACCGCGCGTCTCAACCCGACTGTCGTCCAGGACTAACTAGCCTCACCGGTCACCCCGCACCCACTACCAGGCGGGCGGGGTGACCCTCTGCTTGGAGGAACCGTGGCCCAAAAGCCTGCGAACGAAAGGCTTTGGGCCAGCCTTGGAGCCCAGGCTCGGGCTAAGTACCAGACCTACCCCTCCCCTGCCGCAAGTCACTGGGTCCACGAGCAGTACGTCAAGTACGGCGGGCGCTTTATCGACACCACCGCGCGTGCCCAAGCAGAGAAGCTCGGTCGTCAGTGGCAGAAACGCAAAGAGGCGATGAAAGCCCACGGCGGCGAACACGCTGCCGCTAAAGACGACAAGAAGAAGTAGCACTACGCCGTGACGCAGATGACCAGCCCCGCGATGCAGAGCTCTACGGTTCACCCCCGTACGCACGTTGGCCAGCCTGTACTGTCGAATATGCGGCGAGCAGCCTGCTTCTCTAGCCCCTACATAAACGAGGTTTTGGCCTAATGTCATTCGCAGACTTCTCACCCCCGTCCTATAGGGCCGCTTCTTCTGACCTCACCATCTCCATTTCCCCCCTGGGCCTTGTCGAGCTGGCGGACGAAGAGTTTGAAGTCCACGGCCCGCGGCTAAACCGGTACTCCCTCAACTGGGCCATGTACTTAGGTCACCACTGGGGTTACCGCCGGGAACAGGGCGAGATGCAGATTGCGGTTAACTACTACCGCGCATTTATCGACTACCTGACTAGATTCACTTTCGGCGCAGGTATCCACTTCCGCAGTGCCCGCTCCACCGAAGCCATTGTCCCTGACCGCCTGAAGCGGGTCTGGGAAGAAGACAACGACAAGATGCGTGTCCTCACGGAGCTGGGGCAGACTGGCGGCATCACCGGAGATGCCTTCGTCAAAGTCGCCTACGAGGAGCCGT